TACCACACGCAAAGACTTCAAGCCGAGAGTGTACTACACCATGAACCCCGGCGGCGTGGGACATGAGTATATCAAGCGCATCTTCATCGACCGCAACTTCAAGGACGGTGAAGATCCCGATGACTATGTGTTCATCCAAGCCACGGTACACGACAACAAGGTGCTGATGGAAGCCAACCCCGACTACATCAAGATGCTTGAGGCTCTGCCGGAGCACAAGCGGAGAGCTCACCTATACGGCGAGTGGGATGTGTATGAGGGTCAGGTGTTCGAAGAGTTCCGCAACGATCCTGCCCATTATGAGGACAGAGAGTGGACACACGTTATCGAGCCATTCGACCCGCCAAAGTCGTGGCATGTGTGGCGATGTTTTGATTTCGGCTATAGCAAACCTTTTGCGTGCTGTTGGTTCTGTGTGGATTTCGATGGACGGCTATACAACATCCTTGAGCTGTATGGCTGCGTGAAGAACGAGCCTGACACCGGCGTGAAATGGTCCCCGGATGAGATTTTCAAGGAGATCAAGCGCATCGAGACGGAGCATCCGTGGCTAAAGGACAAGCACATTCAAGGCGTGGCAGACCCGGCTATCTGGGATGCCAGCCACGGCGTGAGCATTGCAGAGACGGCAGAGAAGTACGGCGTGTACTTTGAACCGGGAGACCACAAGCGTATCCCGGGATGGATGCAGATGCACTACCGATTGCAGTTCGACGAGAACGGCATACCGATGATGTACATATTCTCTACCTGCAAGGGCTTCATCCGCACTATCCCTCTGCTGATGTATGACGAGCACAAGCCCGAGGACATCAACACCAAGCAGGAGGATCATATCGCGGATGCCTGCAGATACCTTTGTATGGCTAACCCCATGAAGCCAAAGCCGATTAGAGAGAACAAGCCGTATGTCTATAACCCGCTGGACGATGACGAGCCGAAGCGGGACAGATATGCGTTCTATCGAAAGTATTAAGAATTGCGGTCTTGTGTTTTTGGGCCTTGGCCTGCCGGCGAGGATGCGTCCAAGCCGGCATATAAGCTGCCGTAGCTCAATAGGAAGAGCAGCCGACTTTTAATCGGCAGGTTCAGGGTTCAACTCCCTGCGGTTGCTCCACTGAACAAAACACGGCGGGGAGTTTCCAAGAGGCTGGTGCCTGCACCGGCGCTGTTTTTAGAACCGCCACTTTTGATAAAGCAATATTGTCGTTTACGCCGGTAACTTTATCATTTCCGGCGATTTGACAAAGTTAGGAGGGCGAGAGACTAATGCCTATTGACCCCAATATGCCCAACAAGGCAGGCAAGACCCTTATGGACTATCTGCCTGCCGCTATGCAGAAGCTGGGCATGAGACCCAAGGATGAGCCTACAGACGGCGAGGTGCTGCCTGAAGCTACTATGGAGCAGCCCATCGATCGCAAGACCATTGAGAAGGCCATCGCCACGCTGAAGGAATACAAGGACGGCAAGCAGAACCTTGAGAGCCGCATTGTAGAGGAAGAGCGCTGGTGGAAGCTGCGCCATTGGGACATCATCCGTGGCAAGAAACAGCTCAAGGACGAGGAAGCAAGACCCGAACCTACTTCCGCGTGGCTGTTTAACTCCATCGCAAACAAGCACGCCGACATCATGGACAACTATCCCGAGCCTAATGTCCTGCCCCGTGAGCGGATGGATGAGGCTGATGCGGATACCCTGTCTGCCATCCTTCCTGTGGTGTTTGAGCGTAACGAGTATGAGCAGACCTACTCACAGGCTGCATGGTACAAGCTCAAGCACGGTGTGGCTGCAAAGGGTGTGTTCTGGAATCAGGACAGAGAGGACGGCCTCGGTGATGTGGACATCCACTTCATGGACATCCTCAACATCTTCTGGGAGCCCGGCATCACAGACCTGCAGACCAGCCGCAACCTGTTTGTGGTGAGCCTGAAGGACAACGACCTGCTGGAGATGGAATACCCCCAGCTCAAGGGTAAGCTGGGTGGTCAGATCATCGATGTCAAACAGTATGTCCACGACGATACCGTGGATGTGACCGACAAGAGCCTGATCGTTGACTGGTACTACAAGAAGCGTACTCCCGAGGGTAGAACCATCCTGCATCTGTGCAAGTTCGTTGGCAACGAGGTACTCTTCGCATCCGAGAACGAGCCCCAGTACGCACAGGACGGCTTCTACGCCCACGGAAAGTATCCTGTGGAGTTTGATGTTCTCTTCCCCGAAGAGGGCACACCTACCGGCTTTGGCTACATTGCCATCATGAAGAGCCCCCAGCTCTACATTGACAAGATGAGTCAGGTGATCCTTGAGAACACCATGATGAGCGCCAAGGTGCGCTACTTCATGAAGAAGAATGCCGCCATCAACAAGGACCAGTTCCTCGATTGGAGCGAGCCTATTGTTGAGTACGAGGGTGATGTGAACAACATCCAGCCCATTGAGGTACAGCAGGTGGGCGGCAATGTTCTCAATGTCCTGCAGATGAAGATCGACGAGCTGAAGGAGACTTCCTCCAACCGCGATGTCAGTCAGGGCAGTTCCTCCGGCGGCGTTACTGCTGCCGCAGCTATTGCCGCTCTGCAGGAGGCCGGCAACAAGACCAGCCGAGACATGATCGCTGCTTCCTATCGCAGTTATACGCAAGAATGCTATCTCGCCATAGAGCTCATTCGTCAGTTTTATGACGAGATGCGCACCTTCCGTATCACCGGTGATAGAGGGCAGAACGAATACATCCAGTTCTCCAACGCCAATATGCAGCCCCAGCCCATTCCTCCTGCCTATCCCGGACAGGAGCTTGAGCCCGGCTACGTTGAGGCAAGCCGCAAGCCTGTCTTTGATGTGGTAGTCAAAGCACAGAAGCGCAGCCCCTACAGCAAGATGGCACAGAATGAGCTTGCCAAGGAGCTGTATGGCATGGGCTTCTTCAATCCCCAGATGGCAGACCAGAGCCTTGGCGCTCTTGAGCTGATGGAGTTTGATGGCATCGAAGCGGTACGCGACAGAGTACAGCAGGGCCAGACCATGCTCAACCAGCTCATGATGATGCAGGAGCAGATGAACAAGCTCGGCATGATCGTCTATCAGCTCACCGGTCAGGATGTGGTAGGCATTGCGCAGAACGGCGTACAAGCCCCTGCAAGCCCTCTTCCTGCAAAGGGAGGGGAGAGCAGCATGGGCAAGGCGCAGAAGGACGCACAGACGGCTAATATGACCGCTTATGGCGAGAGATTGGCTGCTCGTGCAAAGCCTGACATGAACAGCGGAGAATCGCAGGTATGATCCGGATCATGTACCGTCGGGAAGGTGACAGCCACACCTTAACGATGGAGGGACACGCCGATTACGCCGGGCACGGTGCAGACATTGTTTGTGCCGGTGCCTCGGCTATCGTGTGTTCGTTGCTTGGATGGCTGGAGAACAACAGCGAGGATTTAGAGTGCTGCGACAGCGATGTGCGCAGCGGCAGTTTGCGGCTCTACTGCGAAGGTGGAGAGAGAACCGCAACCGCATTTGAAGTTACTATCATTGGTCTCTTGCAGATGGAAGACAGCTACAAGGACCATATGGAAATACAGACTATCGGACTTGCCGATTGACTCTCGGGAAAAGACCGTGAGAAAGGAGCATGGAAACCATGCATAACTACAAACTGCTCAAAGTTGACCTGAACCTGTTTAACGGTGCGGCAGGTGGTGCTGCAGCCGGTGGCGCAAGCGCTGGCGAAGGCTCCGCACAGGCGGCAGAGAGCGCATTACCAAAGGCTGAAACCAACAGCAGACCCGGAAGCAGCCGCCGGGCAAAAGCGGGCGCATTCGACAACGTGGTATTCGGTAAGCAGGACGCTGCGGACGAAACTGCAAGCGGCTCCGTCGCCGGGAGCAATGGTGAGGGTAACGCCAACAAGAGTGGTATCTCTACCACTTCCAGCACCCTTGAAGCAAAGAGAGCTGCCTTTGATGAGCTGATCGACGGTGAATACAAGGATATTTACGCAGAGAAGTTCCAGCAGGCATTCAATCGCCGTTTCAAGGAGGCAAAGGGTATGGAGCAGAGCCTCAATGCACAGAAGCCTATCATGGACATTCTGATGCAGAGATACAACATCGCTGATGGTGATGTGGCAAAGCTCCAGACCGCAATCGAGCAGGATAACATTTACTGGGAAGATGCAGCAGAAGAGGCTGGCCTGACCGTGGAGCAGTACAAGGCGATGAAGAAACTGGAGCGCGAGAATGCAGAGCTCCAGCAGATGCGCCGCAGACAGCAGGGCGAGCAGGCAGCACAGCAGAAGCTCAACCAATGGTACGCAGAGAGCGAGAAGGTGAAGGAGCTCTATCCCACCTTTGATTTCAAGGCGGAGGCAGCCGACAGAAACTTCCTCGGCCTGCTGAAATCCGGTCTCTCCGTACAGCAGGCATATGAGCTCAAGCACATGGATGAGATCAAAGCCAATGCCGCAAGAGTGGCTGCGCAGACCACCGGTCAGCAGATGGCAGCGAAGATCCAGAGCAAGGCATCCAGACCCAAGGAAAATGGTACATCCTCTCAAAGCGCCGTGATCGTCAAGAATGACGTCCACAGTCTCTCCCGCGCAGAGCGAGCAGAGATTGCGAGACGCGCAGCGCGAGGGGAAAGCATCAAATTCTAAAATCAACATGGCTTTCCCCG